GAGGAGACATTCTGCCGGTCTCCCAGAGAGATGAGACGATATTACTGAGCGCCCTGCACAATCCATGTCCCGGGGCTGGTTTGTTGCGCTCCATTGTCCAAGAACTCATTTGCCGAGAAAGCTTCTGACACTTTGCGTGTATTACAAGCTTCTTCCTGGAGAGTAATCTGCTAACATAAGTAATGGATCCAAGTTCATCGTATTTATGGTTAGGTCTCAGATTATACTTCAGCTTCCGGTATGCAGACCGAGTATCACCTCCGGCCTTTCCAAACATCTTCGGGCTACCATACCACTCGAAAGCTCTCATATCTCTTAATATACCATTGGTATCTGCTTTTAGCATCTCTGTAAGTGCAACAGCCGTAATTTGTGGCCGAGTAGTTCCAGAGACATATTCATCAAAAACAACGAGCCTTCCAGTTTTAGCCGTCCAAAGCATGAAGAGAACGCTGGTTGAGTAGTCGTCGTCAATCCACTCGCTGCAGAGGAGAATAGTCCGGTCATCGAGCCCCTCCCATCCAATATTAAATTCTGCAGTTTCCCCACGGTACTCCTTAAAGATTCGCTTCTCCAACTTCAAAATCTTATTCCCGCCCGATACCGCATCCACGCCATCACGTTTTCCAAATGGGAACGCTACGCACTGCGCAATGAAAGCCTTGTTCCAATTAGCACGAAGGAGATACACTCCTCCCTGTTCAGCAAGTGCATTCCATGGCCTAGCCCTCTCCACCTTTTTACCGCTCGGAGGATCCCCGATAACAATTCTGTCCGCCAACACATTCCTGGTGTAATGATCTGTCACGAATTTTCCGGAAGAACCTTTCTCCTCCTCGATTGCGACTCTGACATCCGGCCCATCCATATCTGCACAGGCTCGAACCTTCTTCTCTGTATTCGCTGGCAACTCTTTGAACATGGTGATATCTGCAATATAGAGGTTTGCCCCCTGATACCCCACGAGGGCCCCTGCAGTGAAGTCTGGATCATTATCCTCCTTCTCTTCGGTTGCAGCGAAATCCCAGTACCTGAGCCATTCTACGCCGTCTGGGAGTATGTCTAGGTATTTGAACCACTCAGCTCTGAACATTCCCTTCTTGGAAGAGATATTCCAGTTACCTTTGAGTAGTTGTTCACGAGTAACTGCATCCTGCATTGATAATTTTCTAGCGTAGTCAGCATCACCCTCTGGATTATCAGAGAGTAGCGCTGGAATAAACGTGAATGAATAAGGAGGAAATCCCTCTTCATCGATGAAATCTTTATCTACCCATGTAATTATGTCGTCCACAACGACAAAGTATCGAACAACCCCACTCCGCTCTGCAATCGGATAACCATTTTCGCCAATCCACCAATCAACGAGAGTTCTTACCCAGCCACCAATTGGATCCTCTTCCTCCCCGCTGGTTGGATTGCAAGTAGCTCGGGTATAACATTTTCGGTCATACCCATTCGCCTGCCTATTCCTGGTGAGGAGATAAAAGAACATCTTCCTGGTAAAGTGAGTAAGCTCATCAAATCCGAGAAAGGCAATCTGATCTCCCTGGTGATCGATTGTATTCTTCTCATGTTCGAGATGTGAGAATGATATCTCTGAGCCCGAAGGAAATCTCCACTTGAGTCTGTTCTCAACCGGCACTCCTCCTTGAGTAGGAAATAACTGCATAGAAGTATCCCAGAGTCCACCTGAGCTTGTTACTTGCTTACCGGTTCTCCTGAAGATCGTTGCAGTGAATCGTGGATGACTAACGTGTCGAAGTGGATCCAGAAGCATAGCATAAGATTTTCCCCCGCCGGCAGCCCCGCCATATAGCACAAAATCTGCCTTCGACTCCAGGAATTTAGTCTGGGGTCCAGGGTTTGCCCTGATCACATTATAAGTAACTCCGTCTATTACTTCGAGGGGCATGGCGCTGGTTTCTCTGTCCCGTTAGAAGGAAGCATGATAAGTGTCTGGATTCCAGCAGATCCATCCGAGCTGGTAATATCGACAGCCTTCTTGGATGGAGCCAGTGCGCCCGCCATCTCATTGTAGATCTTAATGAAGCCCTTGTCTCCAGCAGCAACTCCCTCTACAACCTTCTTGATAACATCCCCAGGAGGAAGACCCTGCTTCGCAAACATTTCTACAGTGAAGTTCTCGTAAGCGTGCTGGATTTTCTCTTTGTTGACAGCCTTCCCCCACTTGTCTCTCACGCCTCGCTTCTTAATGGCAGAAAGAGATGGACAGACTTTCATCACTTTAGAACAAGCTTGGTGCAACAGCCTAAAGCTCGCAAAAGATCCAGATTCATAGTACGACTTGAGTAATGCCCACTCCTGTTCTGTGTACTTTAATCCAGATGACCTCCGCTGCTTCTTGGGTTCCTCAGTCTTCTTAGCGACTTTCTTCTTCGGCCCTTTTACTGGGCTCCTCTTCGTTGCCATGTTATCTCCTCTGGACGTTTGTTACTTCTTCCGTGTACCAGTGGAGTTGCTTGCCTTACTATGCTTGTTGCCTGTTCTGGTTTCCTCACACATAGGATGGCGCTACCCGCTTAACTTCAGTAGCGACAATATCTCTCATAATGGCGCTAAATGTCTTCTCTGAATAATCGCCATCGGCCAAGTCGCCACTTCTGTGCCAGTCTTCTCCAACACAACACTTTCTGTTAGTAACGATGCATCCGAGGTAGCCGCGGGTGTATTTATTAGCTTCATTCTGCATACCTGGCTTCACTGCGATTTTGTAGTTGTGGTTCTCAGTGTAGAGATTGACACTAATCCTCTCTGGCTCATTAGAATATTGCTGAAACACGGCGTTTTTTGCTATCCCGCCGCTTCTGCTAAGGTATTTGTCCAGCCAATAGTTCAGCTCTGGAGCAAACTCTTTGAATTTCTCCGCCGAGAGATTATGCCTGTAAGGCTTTTGCGAAAAAGGTCCTTCGCACTTATTGGTAGTTGGTGTTTTTTCTGTTTTCATAATCAACTCTCTTTCCTACGCCGAGTACCTATGTAAGTTATTTCTTGGGAGCCTTCTTAACCGGCTGCTGTTTTGTTCCCTTGTTTCCTCTTCCTCCGCCTGTTCCATCTCTTCGTGGTGTTCCTCCGCAAGCTCCCTGCTTTGTTCCTTTTGGCATAACATGCTCCTTCTGTTGGTTTGGATTAATTACTTGTGCTTACTTAAATCAAGAAACTCTCCTCCGGAAAGGATGTTGCCTCCGAAGATCTTCTCTGGGCCAGTGCACTCTATGTTGCAAATCTCCTTTGCACTGGGAACATAAGCCATCCCTCTGCGATCGCCGTCACCCGGGTCTCCCAGCTTATCTTTTAGGGTCTTGGCAGTCTCTTTGATTTTCTTGATCTCAGGAGAGTCGGGCTCGGGCTTTCCAGCTACAAGAACACCGTGTCTCTCCCAAGTGCGAGCATCTATTGTGTCGCTAAGAATTGACATTATGCTTTCCTTTCATTGAAGAATATATTTAGCCAGGATTTTTTCTCAGGTTCAGGAGTGTCTGAAATTCTCGCCGTCCCAATCACGCGGGGAGTAGATATTGCATTGCAAAGGTTTCCGCAAGCCCCCTCGGAAGAACGACTGTGCCTAATTGGTTCTTCTATCTGTCTGGAGCTATCTGCAATAACCTGCCCCAAAGCAAGTCCTGTTGTTAGATCAAGCATCATGTCCTTCCGGCTTCAACCGTAGTTATCGGTCTTGGGATTGGGTTATAGATAAACATCTCTTCCCGAGAGCTGCTCAAGCTACCGAGATGTCCCCACGTGATCCTACGTGATCCTACGTGATCCTACGTGATCCTACGTGCTTCTTGGGATAACTTTAAAGCTCTGGCAACATCATAAACATCAACCATCGTCAAAGGTTTAGATATTACTTTTTTGATAGTTTGTGTTTCCACTACTCCCACACTACAAGGTTACTTAATGATTTGCAAAATTGTTCTGGAGTAGCCTGTTCGAGCTTGTATTTTTTATACCACAGCTTACAATCGAACGCTTCTCTCCGTGAGTTTTTAAACTCTCCCGCACTTCTTTCGGTAATGTACTCTTCCGTTTCATTTACTATCCTGTTTTTCGCTTCCCGCTTTTCAGCAGTTTTGCTCCCACGCTCGTCACTTTCCCACCAATTAACATACCCCTTTTGAGGATGGCAGTCGGTTTTCCCCGGGAAGTTGATTGGTCTTCTACCCATTGGTTGCATTAAGAAGCTTCTCCGGCTTTCCGGACCCGCCGAGATTCCTCGTATTTTCTCAATTCAGCCTCGTATTCAGCCTTCTGTTTTGGGGTTGTGGTAACACTATGTCTTTTAGTGAACTTCTCCATTGCAGATTCATACTCTCTAGGAGTAAGACCTTTGCCTATAGCAAGAGCATCCTCGATCTCCTTGGTGCAAGTGCCTGCTGGCATTGTTTTGTCTATGTTAGATATTATTCCACACCTCCCACGCCTTTTTAAAGCATTCGAGTTGATAGACTCGCACACAACTCCTATCACTGCAGGTGGAGATATTGCGTTTGGGTAAGATGTCATGATCTCCCCCGCCTTTTAGAGAGCATTTTATCGAGGGCTTCGTTACGGCTTAGAGCTTTCTTCTTTTCTTTAGTTTCAATGGGAGCATAAAAATCCTTGTATCGCACAGGAAAAGCATGGAACACGAAAGATTCTTCTGGGCCCGCCAATCTTTTGCGTCCATAATCGTCGATTTCCTTGCATTTTTTAAGAGTTAATGGCTCGGGGGATATTTTGTGAGAATTATAGGAATGATAATTTTCAGAGTCTCTGGCAGTACAATCCTCTGACACTTTCCCAAAAAGCTCTGCAACCATATTTTCCTGAATTTCTTCCCAATGATCGGCAATCACAATCTCTAACATCTCCTGTAGAG